CCGTAGCCGTAGCCGCTGCTGCTGCCGCCGCCGCCGCCGTAGCCGCCGTTGCCGTAGCCGTAGCCGCTGCTGCTGCCGCCGCCGCCGCCGTAGCCGTAGCCGTAGCTATTTTTATTTGCAAGCATCGAAAGTCTCGCGCGCCTTTGCAGTTGTTGGAATGATTTCAATTGCTTCCATTAGCAATATGCTTTCAACAGCAATTGACATGCGCGAATTTTTTGCGTCAATGCCATCCGTGGCAACGGCTGACAAAGTGAACGCGCCTTCCCATCGCCAAAGACGCCGCGCATTGGTCAAAACAACTTCCTTGCCATCACGGCTGGCGAGCGTGCCGATATGCACGCCAGCGCTATAGGTGCGAATAACTACGTGTTTACCAATCATGTGTTTTCCCCTATCTGACTGCAAAATTGCCAGTCAAAGAAATTGCTATAAAAGCAATTTCCTTCGCTGTCAACCCAAAAGTCCGCTATTCCAATCGACAATTTGTTGAGCATTTGCCGCAGCGGCTTCCTTTGTAGCAAAACCAAAAGAACGGTTGCGCTTGTAAACCAGCCCATCAGCATAGAAAATTGTGTAAAAGAATTTACCGGCTTTCTTTTCAATTTTGACTGTCATTTGAGTTGCTCCGGTTTGCTTTGGTAAAAGCAACCTAAGCCTGCCTGATGGCAAAGTCAACAGATAAAATTAAAAAAGTTTGGCGACTTAGTAACGTGCGTTATCAGTTTTGAACCTACCAGGGGTGGGGCGATACATACCTCATACATACCACATACCTACCCATGGTTAAGTCATTGAAATCGTTATACATACCTATATATACCATGTTTTTCAAGAAAAAAAAGAATAAAAGCAGTGAAAAATGGTGATTTTCGGCGGAAAAAAGCCCGTCTCATTTTTTAGACTAGTAACGCACGTTATTACTTTTTGTTCTTTAGAGTAGTATATATAGGTATATATAGGTATATATAATACATATCAATGGTTTATCCCTGGTATCTGTAGAGGGTATGTATACGGTAAGGATCGACAATAACGTGAGTTACTAAGTTGCCTTAAGCTGTTACAATTTAGTTGAATTTGGCTGTTGACATTGGATCAGGCGCGGGTTAAGTTGCTCTTACCGAACCGGAGTAGAGCAAATGACGGTATATGAGATTGCTGGTGATCATGGCAAAAAAGCCCAAGCTTTTCGCGTCAAGGGCGGAATTTTTGTGGTGGCTTATGTTTCGATTTGCCAGAACACGAAGCGCCGCGAATTTGCTAATGTCTTGGTGAAGTCGCTGGATGAAGCGACCGTTTGGGCGAAACAGAAAGTCGCCTAAAAATTGTGGGCATATAGGAGCAAAGCCGATGCGTGAATTAGAAGCCGCGTTTGATGCCGCTTTAGCTAATTACAAGGCAACGCGCGCGGCGGCTGGCGGCTGTAGCGCCGCGTCGGGCAGCAAAAGCAGCGCAAGGCGTGCTGTTCTGATGCTCCGCAACATTCCGCCAGTGACCAAGCCATCACCCCCAGCCGATGCGCCCGTGCTTGTCTGTTTAGGCCAGCCAGAACGGCTGTATGCCATTCCAGCCCCGCCAGAACCGGCAGACGCGGCTAAGTGGCGGGCTGGCATCCAGCGCCGCTACGCGGCTGGCCTGGGCGTTGCTGTTGGGGATGACTATTTGCCGAAAAAAGATTTGTAACAGTTGAAATTAGCAGTTGACTTTGCCGGTTGAAGTTAGTAAGTTTCTGTTACCGGCGGCACTTTTGCTGCCGGTTTTGGGAGTTTTCTACTATGGCCGCAAAATTCGACTTTTCTGCCGCTACGGTTTTCAAGCTGGCGAACAAGGGCATTTCGATTTTGCGGCCCACCGTTATCTCAAAGCCGGCTTCTGATATGCCGTTTGCTACTGGTAATCGTGGCTATAGCGTCAACGATAACGGTTGCGGGCGCATTTGGACGTTCGCACAAGTCATGGAGGCAATCCGCTAATGTTCACCGTAATTGCGCGCTATAATAGTGCCGCTGTTGATAGCTTTGAATGCGAAACTTTGCCGCAAGCGAAAACATGGGGCAAAGAACAACTTCAAATGCATTACCGCGTGAACAATGCTAGCATTTTTAGCGAAGATTACAATTTTAAGACGTTGCATGCGTCTTTGACGCGCGGGGTTGTTCGTTGGAAAGCGAGTAAATTATAACAGGCTAACTTTGCTTATTGACTTTAGCAGTTGCCGTAGCTATGTTGCTCTTACCAAAACACACCGGAGTAAGTCAGATGGTTGTAGAAAGATTTAATTCAGATAGCTTACAATCTTGCAGGCTTTGGCTTGAAGCCGCTGGTTTTTCTTGTGTTGTTGGTATTGGATGGGTTAGGGGTGAAAATATGGAAGATTGTGCAGCTATTCAATTCTATAAAGGCAAATGGCATGCTTGGTATTGATCTTTGAGCAAGCCGCTTTCGGGCGGCTTTTTCAAGCATCAACAGAAGGAAGCTTTAAAATGAACGATGTTTCTGAAAAGATTTTGCGTTGCAACGCAGCTTTTGCAGTTTTGGCTTTTGAAATCGAAGATGAAAGTATTAATACGCGTGGCGCGCGTAACGTTTTTCGCGAAATTATGAATAATATGCATTTGATTACTAACATGCTTGCGCAACGTCATGATAAGGAAAGTTTCAAATGAATGATCTAGCATATGTTGGCCGTAAGTTGCTTAATCGGCTAATCATTGCCGCAATTTTCGGTTGCACTTGCGGCTGGATTGCTTGCGTGTTGAAAGCCACGGGATGGCTTTAGCGCTATGTTCTTTCTATATGCATTTGCAGCCGCTTTCATTCGCTTTAAGCGGCTGCGTAGGATCAGACAACGCAGGGGGTTTAAGTCATGAAGTTGTTTAACTTGTTTGGGATGCGGCGCAAGCAACCGGCAGAAAATCGGTTTGCCGATTTAGACCGGCATTTTGCAATAATTGAGTGCCGCGAATGTGGCGCAATTCAATGGGCAAAACCTGCGCATAGCAATGCTTATATTCAGATTGTTGGGCGCTTTCCGCGCCCAGCCGTGCCGTATAGCAACCTGCGTGTGCCGATGCCTGCCGGTGTTGCCAGCCCCGCGCCAGAGCCGGTTAAGGCGCATGCCATGCTAGTTGAACGCGGAAGGCACCCAACATCGGTGCGGGTGCCCGTGGCGCTGTTGCAGCGGCTACGGCGGCATCATGCCGACCGTGCTGCCTATGCCAGCATGGACGATTACGCGACGCATCGCGAGTTTGTGCATGCGCTGCACCTACTGTTGCCGTCTTAAAAATCATGTCGAAATTTCTTTCGGATATGATCGGTTTGTTATTGTGCGCAGGCGGTTTCGCTGGCATAGTGATATTGGTTGACGCAACAGCTAGGAAATGGGGCAAATAATGGCAGGCGAATTTGATAAGCTTTCTCGGCAAGAGAAAAGTCAGTATCTTGAAGGCCAGTATCAGCGGCTAAATGCCGAAATAAACCGGCTTGAAGAAATCGAAAAAGCAAAGATGGCGTTGCTTTTGCAAATCGCAAAGACGTTGAACAAGCAGCTAATACATAGCGAGCGGTTCAATCGTTTTGATGAGGGCTTAGCAATTCAACGCCGCATTAACGATCTTGAAATGCTGATTGGACAGCAATCGCGCGATGGCTGATCACGCAATTTACTTTGCAAGGCTCGCCGCGCTCCCGATCGGGATTTTCCTATTCGAGTTTTTAGCTATTGTATTTTGGCGCCTTCTCAACAGAAAACCACCGTTCGAAGGATAAACCGGATGACACTAGCACAGCTAGTAACCGATGACGCTATAATTATTCATTGCATGCAGGATGGTATGCGCAAAGTATGGGGTCGCGTGCCAGCCGGTAGCACTGATGCTAAGGAAATCATGAAAGCCTTGGCTGTGCAGGGCACAACGTTTGCTTGGGTGCATAGGCGACCGGAAGCAAACGTTGTGCCTACAACGGAACAAGAGCGCGCGGCAATGCGTGAAATGACGAAGCATTTAGGGGAAAAACATGGCAAAACCAATCACGCCTGAAAGCCTAGCGGCGAGCGGCACAGAAGATGGCGAACAAATGGCGTTGTTTTGTCATGCTCAACGAAAAGTGCAGGTTGATTGGCGCTGGGGTTTATTGTTTGCCATTCCTAATGGCGGCAAGCGCGGCGTAGCTACGGCTTCCCGGTTAGTCGCTACTGGCGTCAAACGCGGCGTGCCTGATGTGTGCTTGCCAATGACGCAACGTGTTAAGACTGTTGAGACGGCGCACATCATGTTCTATTTTAGTTGCCCCGGTTTATATATTGAATTGAAACGGATAGGCGACGTTAACAAACAGCCGGGCAAGATTTCGGAAGCACAAAAATACTGGCGTGAAGTGCTACGCGGCCAAGGCTATCAAGTGCATGTAGCGTATGGCTGGCAACAGGCGGCGGATCAAATTACGCATTACCTGCTTGATTGCCCCCCGTGACCGCCGAAGTCGATTACCGTGCGATTGTCAATCCACCCCCTGGCACGATTATGTTGTGCCGGTTGCCTACGCTTGAATGGGAAGTGTGCGCGGTAAACATTTATGGTAATTGACATCGAAAAACAGTTGCCAATAAAGCAGCGGCATGGCAACTTGCAATTGAGTTTGGTTTGCGACCGAGTTAGGGAAATGAAAATGGTGCAGTTTACGGAAGATTATGTTTGTATCAAGTGCATAAAGCCTTGGCCGCAGCATTTTTTGAAATGTCAAGTTTGCGGCGCTGGGCGTAACTTTCGCGTGCATTATGAATTGCAAAATTACTTTTTTGACGTTTGTAAACAGGTGGCAGCATTGCCGGTTGAAACGTCATCGCCACGCTTGTTTGCACAGTTAATTCCTTCTAATCATGGCAGCGATAATTTGCTATACGCAATTGCTACAGATGGTAGCGGATGGCAATTGACTGCTAGCGGATGGTTTAAGTTGGAGCCATTGCCAAATGCTTAAAAATTCATGGGCAGCATTCAAGGCAAAATTTGCTTCGCCTGATCCGCCGCATGGCTTTCAGAAATACTCAATACCGCCGCCCCGCAAGTCGCGTGCGCGCGTAATTTTGCTTGAACAAAATCGGATCAACAACGAACGGATATTGCAAGAAAGGAAGGTGTATCGTGCGTAGATCAACAGGGCTAAAAATGTTTGATGTATTCGTTAATGGCAAACATTTGTGGCGGCGACAAGCTTACACGGCTAAGACGTTGCGGCATGCTGTGAAAGCGGTTTGCCGCAACATTGATAGTATAGAAATTGTGGAGTTAATAAAATGACGCCAGAAGGATTAGCACGATTGAAAGCTGATGAGGCTTTTCGTGCGCAGGTTTACGATGACGCAACCGGGCGACCGATTAAACGCGGTCCGGCTGGCGGGTTTCCGTCAATTGGTTATGGTTTGAATTTGGCAACCAATGGAATTACAGAAAGCGAAGCTAGCATGCTGCTTGCTAATCGACTTGATAGCATGTGGGCAGATTTGCTAAAAATTGATCCATGGTTAGGAGCAATTAGGCCAGTTGAAAAAGACGTTGTTTTGATGGTGCAATATAACACTGGCGATGTTTATGCATTTGCTGAATTTCTTGAACAGTTGCGGCTAGGCAATTTGACTAGCGCAGCCAATGAATTGATGAATAGTCGAGCGGCGCACGAATTGCCGGAACGTTATGCGCGAATGAGTAAGGCGCTTATCGAAGAGCATTGGTAACGCTTTTGTGAAGGATAGACTTGCGGATTACAGCGCCGGGTGCTAGCGATGCATCCGGCGCTTTCCGTTAAGGGGCAACTATGCCGGTTCGGTTTCAAGAATACGTTCAGATCGGCAGCGGCGTGGCTGGGGGCGGCACGGTTGACTTTGTAAGCCCGCCTAGCGGCGGCATCCCTAGCGGCGGTGTGCCGCCCCAATGCCTCACGATAGGGGATGACGGTAATCCAGCGTGGCTTAATCAGCCGGTAGACTGGACCGCCTACACTGGCGGCTTGCTAGCCGCCAGTGCCGTTTTGATGGCGATTACGGTGCAGCGGGTTTTGACGTTTCCAGCCGCAGCCGCTTTCGGGCTAAATTTGGATATTGCTGCAACATCAAATATGGTGTTGCCGGTAAAAGAAATTGTTAGCAATGTTACTTTAGGTAATTTGATTATCATGGCTGGTAGCCGGGCTGCTACATGGAGCGCGGCTGGAAGCTTTAGCGTAAGCCCTATTAGCATGATCCGCGTGTTAGCGCCTAGCAGTCAGGATGCAACTGCGGCAGGCGCACAAGTCTGTGCTACGGCGCTGCGCTAATGGCCGATCCCGCGTGGACGCAAGCAAATATATTTGCTGATGCTGCTAATTTTACGTTTCCGAATTATCAGACGTGCGTGCATTCCAATTCCGGTAATCAGCCTCAGATAATTGTTCCGGCAGCAATACAAACAACTGATAGTTGGATTTATTTAGAATTACATGCGACTTGTGACGATGCCAGCACGGAATATATTGGCGCTGGCATTATGTCACAGTCGATTGCCAACGCATCAACGCCAAACATTCGCGCGGCTGGCAATGTAGCCGCTTGCACATGGGTAGAAGATCACAGCGGCGGTGCGGCGGGCGGCATTTACAATAACGGTTCGGAATATAGCAATGCGCTTTCGTTGCCTAATCCAACATTTCAATTAGGCATTTTAGTTAAAGGAACAACCGGGTTATGCGCGTTTACGGTTGACGGAACGAATTGGAATGGCACATATACAGCCGCGCAAATTATGGCGGGCACTGGCGCAATTACGATGGGCTACGCTGGCCCATGGTTGCCGTTTATTAGTGCGCAAAATTACGAAGGCACAAACGTAGGATTTACTGCCGAAGTTTATGCCTCTAGCGCAAATTGTGCTTATGCATTGCCAAGCGGTGCGGCGTATCTTGCTGCAAATCCAATTTTGACGATTTCGGAAATTGTTAGCTATCTTGACGAACCTGTGCAAATTAGTTGGGAAGCTGGCAACGTTGCCACGCCTGATCTTGCATACGTTCTCAATAGAAACGCGCCAGCCAATTGCACTGGCATAACCAGCGGAACAAGCGGGCTTGCACTTGGCGCTACGTTGACGGAACAAAGCGCCGATTTAATGTATATTACGCCAGTTGCTAATCCGACGAATAAAAGTCCGACTGTTTTCTTTCCGTCGAATAATCCGCCCGAAGGCGCTGGTGCATTGCTTTACAGCGACGGCGGTGGAAATTTATCAAGCGTATTCGCTAGCGTTTCAAATGCATTAAGTGTTACCGGCTTTATTTTTTCAATGTATTTTGAAGCCGCTTCTACTTCCGGCACTGAAAACGTGACTGGCGGTAACAATTTAGAAATAACGTCTAATGGCACCGGCACGGGTTTGCCGTATTATTCGACTAGTGGCAATTTCGGCACTGTTAGCGGAAGCAATAACCAAAATGGTTATATTGGATTAGCGGCGATTACTGGCCCAAGCGAAGTGCCTATTTTTACGGCTACCACGATCAGCGGCACAGTGATTTTGACGCAATCTGGCACAGCTACAACGATGAACGCCACCATAAAAAACAATGGCACGATTTCGACTTTTTCAAACGGCTTTTCTACTGATGGCCCATTTGCTAACGTTGAATTAGACAGCGGCGATATTTTTCCAGGCTATGACACAACTTACAACTATAGCTTGGCAATATATGCAGTTGCATTGCCTGAAATTCTGACAATCGACAACGCTAGCTATTCGACTGGCACGTTGACAATTGAAGGCGAAAGCAATTCGCCATATCTTCATCAGTTAAATATCAGCACGAATAACGGAACGACGGCAGAACCGGCTTCAACGCTTGTTTTAGACGCGGATGCAGGCACCTATAACGCTACGCTACTCGGCACGCTTGCTAATGGTGTATATCCTCTCCAATCGTTTGACGTGCCTAATAGCACTGCTTCAAATGTCTATACGCTTTCGATTGTGCCGCCGCCATCAGAAACGCTTACACTGCTTTCTGTATCTGGCACAATTGGCGGCACGCTTTCAATTGTTGGCACTGTGACTAATGACAGCACGTTAACCGGTTTGAATTATTCCACGAATGCCGGAAGCAGTTACAGCGCGTCTAGCAATTTTACGGTAAACGAAACTGGATCGTTTTCGTGCAGCGGTTCGATGCTATCGGCTGGCACGTTTGTAATTGGCGTTGAAGATATAGTGACAGACGATGTTTCAAATTTTTTAACCTTGGTTTTGTCGCCGCCTTCCACAGCATCCGGTTTGCTCAACATTCATACGGCTATGTAAACAAACTGTTGTGAAAATAGCGCAAGAGTTTGAAAGTGCAGAAAAATCTAGTGACTTCACGATTACTTGTGTATGAAGCAAAGGCGGCGCGTTAATCGTTACCCCTTTGTCACACATGCAAAACAAAGGAAAACGCGCCATGTATGCCATTGCAGAAAAATCATACGCGTTTAAGGGTAACTTCAATATGGCTGCAATTAGTGAGAAATTCGACTGGAAAATTCAATTAGGTTCAATTTTAGTTGGCATACAGTTGCTTGCCTATGCCGCTATCTATCTTATTAACGATCATCAAACAAATGCACTTAACGCAGCAAATAACGTTATTATAATGCAGAAGCTTGAAGCAATTTCAATGCAAATGCCTCTGACTAATCGCAATATAGAAATCAGCGCAAATCGCATTTCACAATTGGAAAGTCAATATAGCGAAGTGCGGGACAGAATTACGCAATTGCAACAATTTGAAGCGACAACCGAGCAAACGCTTATTCAATTACGAGAAAGTTACAGCGAATTGGTTGCCGCTTCTCAAGAACGCGCGCCGGTTAATCGCCCGCATGGACGTTAAACTTAAGCCGTTGTTTTGGGCAATTGTTGGAAGCATTTGCTTGTGGGGGCTAATTGTATTTGCGGTTGTGTTGATTGCCATGGCAATTACCGGCTGCACAGCCGCGCCAGTCGCTCCTAAGCAGCCCGTGGCACTGCTTGCCCACGTCATTAGCCCTGCCGATCCTTTGGCATATTGTGGGCATGAGGGGGCTTATGTGGCCGCGTTGAAGCCTATTCGCACAGCTAAACAACTGGCTGATTATACAAACCGGCTGGAAACATCGCGCGAAAAGCTATTGACTTCGCTGCAAAATTGTGACGAAAAGCGAGCAAAGCTTTTTGATATGGTGCAGCATGACGTTGCTAGATAGTTTGGCCGCGATTGCGCAAGTCACTGCCGAAGCATGCGCACCAATTATCGCGGTCGCATTACTTCGCAAAGTCGGTTTGGATAAAGATGCCGCTGCTAATACTGCGGTAACAACGGCGATTACTCGCGCGGCAGGTTTGGCAATTGCCGAAGGCGTCAAGCGCGGCGATCCTCTGTTGAAAAACGAAACTACATTGCACCCGGCGCTTGGGATTGCTTTGAGTTATTTTCAGGCGGCGGCTGGCGATGCTGCTAAGCGGTTAAAAGTATCGCCTGATATGGTCGCACAAAAGTTAGCATCACAATTGACGTTGACGCTTCACGTTCCAACGGTGCAGGTTGCAACGCCTATGGTTGTTAACAATATAAAAGAAGGATAACCAAAATGCATAAAATTTTTTATGGCTGCTTGTTGATTATTTTGCCGTCGATTGCCGCATGTTCTTCACAGCAACAGGCACAAGCGCAAGTTGATGCGGCGGCGCTGTGCCAGCTTGGGGCACTCGCGGCGACGGCAGACCCTGCCCTCGCCAAGCACAACCCCACGGCGGTTGCGGCGGCTGCTACAGGCTGTGCAGCGGCCCCGCAGGTTGGCACGATCCTAGCGCCGGTTTTGACGAAGCCAGCCGCCACAACCCCGTAGCGTTGCGTCTATCTAACGTGATAGAAAAGGCCAGCCGCAACGCTGGCCTTTTTATTTGAGTATTGATCATGTCGCGTATTCAGGTTCAACCGTATTGCCCTTTTGGCCGTGATACCTCATGGATGACGCAGACAATAATTGAAGGTTATATTTACGCATGGATTAAAGGCGAGCGGTTTGCCGAAACATATATTTCAAAATATGCTGGCGGCGATTTGATAAAAATTTCTACGTTTAAAGAAGTGTTAGTTGATGACATGGATTTTGATGATTTAAAAGATCAAATTTGGGAAGAAATGAATTTGCCCGCTGTTGGAACAATTGAATACCATATATGGCAAATCGAAAGACTGTTGCAAAGCCCGTATTTAATTCAAACAGAATTGGCGAAGCTGTATAAAATACTTGGCGAATACCGTGGTTGGATTGCTAAGCCTGGTGAAGCGAAAGTTTCGACTACGGTTGTTACCATAAACGATACGCGCGCTGATCTTACTACTATGAACGAAGCACAAGCAGAAATTCTTTATCATAACGTGATGACCGGCAGAAATTAAATGCCGGTGCCGTTTGAATTTGATTTCGTTAAGCCTGATTATCGTAAGGTTTTTATTCATCGCATCAAAGCGAAGGAACAACTTTCCGATCCTTCAATTCTTATTGCGATGAAAAGTTACTACAAACAAAACCCGGCGCAATTCATAAACGATTGGGGCTGCACAGTTGATCCGCGCAATATCGAAATCGGTTTGCCTTCGCTAATTCCTTTTATTTTGTTTCCAAAACAAGAGGAATGGTGCGACTGGCTTATGGAGCATTGGCGCGGGCGGTCCCCTGGCCTATGCGAAAAAAGCCGTGATATGGGTTTGACGTGGCTTGCCATTTCCATGGCATGCACGCTTTGCCTTTTTAACGATGGGCTATCTATCGGCTTTGGCTCGCGTTTGCTGAATTACGTTGATCAAATCGGCAACCCTAAATCAATTTTTTGGCGAGCGCGTGAATTTTTAAAATATATTCCGGCCGAATTTAAAGGCGGGTGGGATGTAAACAAACATGCGCCATTTTGCCGCATAATTTTTCCAGGAACAAATAGCACAATTACAGGCGAAGGCGGCGACAACATTGGGCGCGGCGATCGGCAATCAATATATTTTATTGACGAAAGCGCGCATCTTGAACGCCCGCACCTTATAGAAGCTTCGCTTTCAGCAACCACGAATTGCCGCATTGATATTTCTAGCGCGGCAGGTTCTGACAATGTTTTTGCGCAGAAACGGCACAGTGGCAAAATTGATGTTTTTACAATGCACTGGCGCGATGATCCGCGCAAAAATCCCGCTATAAAATTTATGTATAAAGGGCAACTAGTTAACTGGTATGAAAAGCAACAAATCGACTTAGACGAAGTAACGTTAGCGCAGGAAGTTGATATAAATTATTCCGCCTCCATGGAAGGTATCGTTTTGCCTTCCAAATGGGTGCAAGCGGCCATCGGCGCGGCTGAAAAACTTGGCATTAAAGTGCGCGGCATTCGCGATGCTGCACTAGACGTTGCTGATCAAGGCCGCGATTTAAATGCGTTTGCCGGTAAGTATGGTATTGAATTGCACTATCTAACGGAATGGACTGGCAAAGATAGCGACACACTTTATACGGTAGAAAAAGCGTTTCTTTGCGCGGATGAATTTGAAGCCGAAAAATTACAGTATGATGCTGATGGTATAGGCGCGCTTGTGCGCGGTGATAGCCGTATGATCAACGAAAGACGTGCTAGCAAAAAAGAACGCATCTTAACTGTCATTCCATTTCGCGGTTCTGGCGAAGTTATAGACCCAACAAAAGAAACCGTTAAAGGTAGAAAAAACGAAGATTATTTTGGCAATCGAAAAGCACAAGCATGGTGGGCGCTACGGCTGAAATTCCAAAATACGTTTCGTGCAATTGAAAGCTTACGGCTTAGGGTTAAATTCGAGTATGATCCTGATAACTTGATTTCAATTTCGCCAACATTGCCTTTGCTGTCAAAGCTTATTATGGAATTATCGCAACCGACTTACACGCCTAACACAGCGGGCAAGATTATCATAAATAAGCAGCCAGACAATACCAAATCACCAAATCTTGCTGATAGCGTTATGATGCTCTATAGTCCCGCAAAGCGCGCAACTGGCTTGTTTTCCTAAAGGATATTTTATATGTGGCCGTTTGGAAAAGCTAAGCCGGTTGAAGTCACCCGTAAGAAAAGCGGTGGTATTTTTTCAACAGATGGTGAGGTAGAAATTGGCGAACGCAAGCTAGTTAAATTGCCCGATCCGCAAATACCATTGCCCACAATTCATATTGAAGGACTGGGCATGGATGATAACGGCGACGGATCATATTCATTAAAATTTAATCTATCACAAGCCTGCGGTGTGCCTGAAGCGCAAATAGAATGGTATGGCTTGCAGTCATTTATTGGTTATCAGCTTTGCGCGATTTTAGCGCAGCATTGGCTTGTAGCTAAGGCGTGCGCGATGCCGGGCCGTGATGCGGTGCGCAACGGCTATGAGTTGTCGGTTGATGATGGTAGCGACATTGATGTAAAAATAATAGCAGCGATTAAAAAAGCTGATAAGAAATTTAAGATCAAAAAACAGTTGCAAGATTTTGCTAATTTTGGGCGCGTTTTTGGTATACGGCATGCGTTGTTTAAAGTCGATAGCCCTGATCCAGAATACTATGCGAAGCCGTTTAACATTGACGGTGTTTTGCCCGGTTCATATCGCGGCATCAAACAAATTGATCCTTACTGGATTACGCCAGAATTGACTTCGCAAAATCTTGTCAATCCAGGTTCGGAGGGATTTTACGAACCGGAATACTGGCGTGTCAACGGTATGGGGCTTATTCATAAATCGCATTTGTGCATTTTTAGAACGGGCGAAGTTGCAGACATTTTGAAGCCGTCATATTTTTACGGCGGTGTAAGTATTCCACAACGTATTTATGAACGCATATACGCAGCCGAACGATCAGCTAATGAAGCGCCGATGCTTTTGCTTACAAAGCGCTTGACGATTATGTATGCGGATTTGAGTGCGGCAATTGCTGATCCGCAAAAGTTTGCCGAGCGTATGCAATGGTGGACGGAAAATCGCGACAATTGGGGCGTAAAAATTTGTGGCGAAGAGGAAAAAATAGACCAGAAAGATACGGCGCTAACCGAAGTTGATAACGTCATTATGACGCAATACCAAATTGTTGCCGCTATTTCCGAAGTGCCGGGCACAAAAATGATGGGCACGCAACCAAAAGGATTTAATTCGACTGGCGATTACGAAGAAAGTAGTTACCATGAAATGCTAGAAAGTATGGAGGAAAACGATTTAACCCCGTTGCTTGATAAACATTACGAATTAGTTGTGCAATCGGTTGTAAAACAGAAATTTCCTGATCAAGCCGCATTTGAAATTAGTGTAAATTGGAACGAATTGGATGCTATGACAGCCGCCGAACAAGCTGAAGTTAATGCGACTAAGGCGACAACTGGACTTGCGCTAATTCAGGGCGGCGTAATTGACAGTCAGATTGAACACACGCGAATTGTTAATGACAAGAATAGCGGTTACAGCGGTATGCCGGAAGAAGTGCCGCCGATGCCGGATGACCCTAACCCTGATGGTCCGGCTGATAACATGCCCCAGGCTGGCGGCGGGGCTGTGCTAGGGCAGACAACCGAAGAAGCAGCGGCGGCAGGTGCGGCCAAGGCGTTGCCCCATCCGCCGCGCCCTAAAGCCCCGGCTGGGCATTAAGCCGTGGCAAAGCGCAAGCTACCTAAGCAGCCCCGTGTAATCAAACGGGGGAAAGTTTTTCACATTAACGCAGTAATACAAAAAAGATATGTGCATTCAGTTATGACTTTAGTTACTGCAATGCAAGAGGAAACACGTAAAAAGTTTGTTAAATTGTTTGAAGAAGATTTTGCTCGCCAGCATTTTGAAGCCGTTGGCGATAGTGTGGGCATGGATGCGGCAAGCGTTTCTAGTCAATCGCGCATTTTAACTAATGCGTTAAAAAGAAAATATGGGCAGTTATTCAATCAAATAGCTACGCCCGCAAGTGTGCGTGTAATGGACGCACTAAATCGGCAGTCACACATTGCGTCTAGCGAGGCTGTAAAAGATTTGTTTGAAGAAAGTAAGCATTACACGCTTGACACAAAGAAGTTAGATAAGCCAACGCTAGAAATTTTGAAAGCTTCAACCGAACGGTCGGCTAAATTCATCAAATCAATTCCAGAAAGTTATCTAGGCCACGTTGAACGTGCTGTATTTAACAGCATTACTAACGGCAACGGTTTAAAAGATTTAATTCCGTTTCTAGAAAAACAGGGCGAAAAAACTAAGAATTGGGCCAATAATACGGCAATGGATCAAACGCGAAAATCATATAACGGTTTGAATAAAGGGCGTATGCAGTCGATTGGAATTACGCAAGGCGAATGGATACATTCCGGCGGAAGTCAACATCCGCGGCCATTGCATGAAGCATTTGACGGCAAAATATACAATTTAGCAGAAGGTGCGCCGGTTAGCGATGATGACGGCAATAATGTTGACGCTGGCGAAGAGCCGAATTGCCGATGCACATTTGCGCCAGTGATAACTGATGACAAAATCGACACAGAAGAAGGTGGTGAAAACGCTGATGATGAATAGGCTAGCGCCACAACATACTGTGTGCTAGGGCAATGGGAACACATAGGCGGCGGCTTTGAGCGCGCGGGTTATAGATCGCAACGGATGGTTTGAAGTGCCGCAAAACCCGCTTTCTAGAGCGGGCGTATTTGATTATCGCGGTTCGTCTATTAACGCGCCTGATCCTAATGCGATGTATAAAGTTTACCGCCCAGCGGAAGAATTAGCAGACCCAGAAACAATTAATAGTTTTCGCCTTGTTCCGTTTGTAATTGAACATACGATGTTAAGCGGAACGGGTGTAAATAAACCGGGTTATGTTACGCCGCAAGAAAAAGGTGTGCATGGTGTAACTGGTGATAAGATTTTTTTTGATCACGAAAAGCAAATTCTTTTCGGAAATTTAAAAGTTTTTTCGCCGTCTGCTGATCAAATTATGAATGAAGGCATAATTGATCTTTCGTTGGGTTATCATTGTCAGTATATCCCGCAGTCAGGAATTGCGCCAGATGGAACGCATTATGATTTCATTCAGCGTAACATGCGCGGAAATCATACGGCACTTGTGAAAGACAGCCGTTGTGATGTTGCGGTTTTGGACGCAATAGACGACAAATTTGTTGTTACTTTTGATGCAAAGGATATTCAGCTAATGCCTAAAAGCTTGAAAGATCGCAATTCAAAGGCGCATGCCGCAATCGTAAAGCAGGTTACGGCTGCTTATGGCAACGCCATGCAGAAAAAGTTTCCGAAAGTGAAATTTAGCATTGCCGCCATGGATGCCGCCGATGATGAAGCGGTGTCAAGCGAACCGGGCTTGTCTGATGTTGCCGAAATCCTTGGCGATGTATTGCCAGCAATTGCGGAAATCAATTCGACTATTTCGGATGCCATGACACCACCGGATGATGGTATGGAAGACGAAATGGAAGACGTTATGGACGCGGCGGGAAAGCCGGTCATGGACGAAAAAGGCCAGCCAAAAAAGCAAGCGGTTATGGATGCCGCAACTGGCAAGCCGAAGCGCGTTGCAAAAAAGGTGCCAGTTGTCGCGCCCGCCACGATTGACGGCAAAGCCATGGATGCAGCGGTCGCGGCGGCAGTTGAAAAAGCTGTGTTGCCTTTTCGCAAGCAACTTGCCGAAATTTCAACCGGCAAGGGTGTAATGGCAGAAATTAGCAAGCGCAATATGCTGGCTGATAAACTTTCAAAGCACATAGGCACTTTCGATCATGCTGAAATGACAACGCATGACGTTGCAAAATACGGTGTTGAAAAGCTGAAAATTCCAGCCATGGACGGGCAAGAAATTAACGCGGTTGAAGTTTGGTTGCACGCAATGGGTGCGCCAACGCCGCGTTTGATTAGCGGCGTTGGCAATGATAGCCGCGAAAATAGTAGCGTGAAAGCATTTCTTAACCCGGCTAAAACCGCTTAATTTCTGTAACATTTTCTAAGGAATTGTATTATGGGTTTTCAGCAAGGGCCGATTAATCAGACGAATATGGGCCAGGGTATTCCTGGCGAAAAAGCGTATGACGGCCCTAGCCGTTGCTTTCCATGGACATTGGTTAGCACGCCGCAATTGAATATCGTCGGCGCAACAGCGTATACAGAAGTGTCAGAAGGTGTTGCCATGGCTGGCGGCACTGGCACGTTTGCCGGTATTCTTGTTGATCCGAAGGCTTATGCTGCTTTCAATTACGGCGGGCCGGAAGGCGCGCTATTGCCAACGATGCAATTGCCTGATGGCACCATCGGCCAACTGATGACCATGGGCATTTATTTCGTTGTGCTAGTCACTGCGGGCAACATTGGTGATCAGGTTATTTACAACACTACTACGGGCGTGCTTGACCGCGTTGCGTTTGGTGGTAGCCCTGGCACCGGCAACGCGGCTGTGCCAAACGCTCGAATTATTTTGCGTGCGTCGGCGGCGAATGGTTTGGCGATTGTGCAATTGACGAATTAACGCGCATAACGTTAATTGCAACTTAGAAAGGAATTTTAAAGTGGCCTTGCATCCTTCCACCGAGCATTCGCACATTGGCCCGCGTCAAGTGCGCGCATTTACCGGCTTCAAAGCCGAAGATTACCGCGACTTGGCACAGATCGGTATTGATATGTCAGACCGGACTGTGCGGGAAATGTTTGAAGGTGTGGGCATGGATGCGCTAACGCCTTCGGTTACAACTGCGTCAATTACTACGCCTATTCAGTTTCTACAGACTTGGCTTCCGGGTTTTGTGGAAATTATGACGCGCGCGCGAAAGATTGATGAATTGGTCGGCATTAGCACGATTGGTTCATGGGAAGATGAAGAAATCGTGCAACCGGTTTTGGAGCGTTTGGGTTCCGCTGTTCCTTATGGCGACGAAACTAACGTTCCGTTTGCCAGTTGGAATTTGAATTTTGAAGAACGGTCTATTATCCGTTTTGAAGAAGGCATGCAGGTTGGCAAATTGGAGGAAGCGCGTGCGGCGCGTGTGCGTATGAACAGCGCGCAAACGAAGCGCGATGCTGCGGCGGAAGCGTTGGAAATCGAACGCAATACGATTGGCTTTTTCGGCTATAATGGCGGCGCAAATATCACTTATGGATTTTTGAACGATCCAGGCTTGCCTGCTTATGTGAATTTGCCGAACGGCGGGCAAGGTTCGTCAACCTGGGCCAGCAAAACCTTTTTGGAAATTACGGCGGATATTCGTAACGCCGTTGCCGCTTTGCGCACTTCTTCCGGTGCCAACATTGATCCGAAGCAGGCTGAAATTACTTTGGGAATTGCTTCCAACGTTGTCGATTTTCTTTCTGTTACGTCAACGATTGGTGATAGCAGTGTGCAGGATTGGTTGACAAAAACTTACCCGAAAATTCGCGTGGTTGATGCGCCGGAATTGGATGCAGCGAACGGCGGCGCAAACGTTTTTTATCTGTATGCCGAAAGCTTCAAGGGCGGTTCGTCCGATGATGGCCGCGTATTTTTGCAGCCTGTTCCAACAAAGTTTATTACCATTGGTGTGCAGCCGCGCATTAAAGGTTATGCGGAAGACTATGGGAACGCGCTTAGTGGTGTCTGGTGCAAACGTTCTTATGCGGTTGTTCGTTTTTCCGGCTGCTAAGTTAAATTGAAATAGGTAAATTATGCCGTATGTGTATTCCACGCTAACTTGCCCGCAATTATACGTTGAATGGATTGCGGGCGGTGGCGATTTGAAGCGAAAGGGCCGCAGCGTTCGCATTAACGGCGGCGCTGGATTGGCACAAAAACGCACATTACTAACGCCTTTGGGTGTTAGCACCGAAGTTTCTGTTGAAGAATTGGCGTTTTTGCAAGATACGTCAACGGAAGCCGGGCAGCATTTTAAAGCACACGTTGATGCTGGATTTATTACAATTGTAAATCGTGGCAAACCAAATGCGGAAAAAGTTGCTGCTAATATGGAGCAACGCGACGGTGCCGCGCCGATGGTGCCTAATGATTATGTTGATAAAAACCCGCCTAAAACTGGCGGCGAAGTTAAAGCGGAAGTTACAACGAAGCCGCGCTTTCAGGCAAAAAACGCTGGCGCATCCGCTTTTAGGTAAGGAAGTTTTGCGCCAATGTCTTTCTCATCAACCTTGACTTATACAGATGCGGATTTTCGGGCGCAATTTCCGTTTTTTGCTGATCCTACTGTTTATTCAGAAGCGCAACTTGAAGGCTATTTCAATCAAGGTAGCGTTTGGATTTCAACATTCAATTTTGGCGCCTTAAATAATCAAGGGCGACAAAGCGCGCTTTATATGATGACCGCGCATTTGCAAACGCTTGCCGATCAAACCGTTGCAAATAATAATGCGCCGGGCGGCGTTGAAATTGAAGCGCGAATTGATAAAATTCAAGTTGCCATAATGCCGCCGAAGGTTAACAATTTTTGGCAACAATGGCTTACACAGACGCCATACGGTCAACAGCTTCTAGCATTGCTTTTGCAACAAGCTGTTGGCGGTTTTTGGATCGGCGGTAATCCTGAATTGGCCGCGTTTCGGCGCGTTGGCGGCGGTTTTAGCCGGGGGTTTTGGTGACAACCGTAACGCGGCAGGAAGGCGATGGCGGGCGGCGGCTACGGGCCGCGCTGGCTGGGCTGCGTGGCGTCACTGGCAAAGTTGGATGGTTCGCTTCGGCAAAATATCCAGACGGCACGCCAGTTGCTTACATAGCCGTCATTCACGAATACGGCTACGCCCCACGCGGTATTCCGCCGCGCATGGGGCTACGGGCCATGATCCCGGAAAAACAAGCCGAATGGGCACGATATGCCGAGCATGGCGCTAAGGCTGTCCTGGCTGGCACCATGACGGCGATACAGGCCATGGAATTGATCGGCGGTCGTGCCAGTGGTGACATTCGCAAACAAATCGCAAGCGTGCAATCGCCTGCATTGAAAGACAGCACACTTGACGCGCGTGCGCGTAATCTAGGTTTGAAAAGCCGCGATGATCTAACTGGCACAGGACGCAAGCCACTAGTTGAACCAAAAATGAAAGACGGCAAAACGCCCGGCGGTTTGCTACAAGCGACGGCAACTTATATCGTTGAAAAAGATGGCGCGGTAGTGGCGCAAGGCGCAACCGGCAAATGAATATGGGCAATTTATTTTTGCGCGCGGCGGCATTAACTGGCACGTCTACTATTCAATGGTTTTCTGCATCTGGACGTGCATCAAACGGCATTGGTTTAGACGTTGTGACATTTGCTGATCCCGTGCCGGTTAGGGCTTCGGTTCAACCCGTGCCGCGTTCAATCATGCAGCAAATGGGGTTAGATTTTAATAAAGAATACGTAATGGTTTATGCTGCACAAAAAATGGATGATCTTGCGCGCGACCGTTCGGGCGATCAATTCCAATTTTCGTTCTATCGTTATCAGATATTGAGCAACACTGAATGGCACCCGGTTAACGGCTGGAATGGTTCGCTTGCTGTAAAAGTGCAATCGCCATGACAGATAATCAAATTTACGCCGCGCTAATCAGCATAATAAGCGCAAACCTAGCCGCGCAATCTATTAGTGTGGGCATAAAGCAAAGCTATCAGCCACGGCAACAAGGCGCACCATCCGCGCCGACTATCTTCCTGCATAAGCTGGGCGACAAGGCTTATGGCTTTCCGGTTCGCAATGACGTATATGTGTCTCCCGGTGTCACTGCCCACACTGAAACACAGAATTGGGAAACCACATTTCAAGTTAATGCGCTAGCAATTCAAAACCCTAGCAATTTAACGCAGTTAACAGCTTCGGATTATTTAAAAGCCACACAGCTTTCATTAGCATCCGAAAGCGGAATTATAGCGTTAAATTTGGCCGGTTTAAGCTTGCTTCGCATTACCACGATAAAACAAACCGATTTTAAAGACGAACAAAGCCGATGGGAAACAGACCCTAGTTTTGATTTTACGGTTTGTCATACTGTAACAAATACCGTAAACATTGGCAGCGCAAACGAAGTAGTTGCAACGCTTGTTCCTGCAAATTAACCGGAGTAATTGAAAGTGGCTATTTCTTTCGACAACTATATTGACATTACTTCCGGGGTTTCTGGCACGGGACAAATTCGCGCGCGTGAATTGATTACGCGAGTTTTTTCTGAAAACCCGTTGATCCCTGCAAATTCGTTTGCTGAATTTACGAATGCTGATGACGTTGGCACGTATTTTGGCACTACGTCAACCGAGTATGCGCGTGCTGCATATTACTTTGGCTTTTTGAGCAAGCAAAATACGCAGCCACAAAAAATTAGTTTTGCTTCTTATGTGAACGCCGCACGTGCGCCGACTGCTTATAGCGATCCGGCGCAAGTTGCATCGCTTGCTACGCTGGCGGCTATTGCCAACGGAAAACTTGATTTGACGCTGGGCGCGACTACCGGCAACATTACCGGCATCAATCTCACAACTGCCACAAGCCTTGCGAGCGTAGCTACGCTGTTGCAGGCGGCAATACGTGGCGCATCGGTGGCTGGCGGCGATGCGCAATGGTTGACTGCTACGGTCACGTATAATGCAGTTGGGCCGAATGGTGCTTATTTTGAATTGGTCGGCGGCGTAGCTGGCCCAGGCGCAATTGCTTTTACAGATGAAACTTCCGGCACCGATCTTGCGGCAGCATTGGGATGGGAAAGCGTAAACGCGATCTTGTCGCAAGGTTCGGCAATAATGACTTTGACGCAGACAATGATTTCGTCGGTTGCTGCTTCAAACAATTTTGGTTCATTCTGCTTTGATATTGCAGGCGGATTGAATGAAGCGCAAATTTTGGAATTGGCAACTTGGCTTGCAACTGTCAACGTTGAATATATTGGCTTGTTTGGCGTGACGGCAAGCAATGCGGAAGCAGTTTCGGCGGCTATTATTAGCTTGCCGGGCAACGCAATGACATTGACGGTTGCGGGCAACCCTGATTTTCCCGAAATGATACCGGGCATGATCCTAGCATCAACTGACTATGATCAGCCGAACGCTTCACAGAATTATATGTATCAGCAAGTGCCGGGCAGTGTTGCGACCGTTGCCGATGATACAGACCAAAAAACGTATGATGCTTTGCGCGTAAATTATTACGGGCAAACGCAACAGGCTGGGCAGCAAATTTCGTTTTACCAGCGCGGCATTCTAACCGGCTTGGCTTCTTCGCCTTCTGATATGAATGTATTTGCCAACGAAATTTGGTTGAAATCAACGATGGGCGATGCGTTTATGAACGTGTTGCTGGCGGAAACTGAAATTCCGGCCAACGCAAGCGGTAAAGCTACGGTGCTTTCGATCATTGATAGTGTGGTTACAGAAGCATTGCCGAACGGTGTTATCAGTGTCGCAGTGCAGCCAGGGCTTACGCAGTCGCAAATTGCCGCTATCACGTCTAGTTCTGGTAGCCCCACGGCATGGCGGCAGGTTGCGGCAATCGGTTATTGGCGCACCATGAATTTCAGTAGCTACGTTACCGTGGACGAGCACACTGAATATCAGGCCAACTATACGCTGATTTATACGAAAAATAACGCCATCCGCAAGGTTGTCGGCACGCACAATCTGATTTAACCGCGCCGCATAGTGTGGGCATTTCAATAAAGGAATTTCGCTATGGGCTATGACGTTTCAGGTTTTGGTTTTCAGGTTCGTATTATTGCAAGTAATACCTTTCCAAGCGGATTTACGATTTCGGCCTTTTCAGACGACGCTGATCCGATGGACGTGCCGGAAATCACAATCACAGACGTTGCAACTGGCGTTAATGGTGATTTGATTTCATGGAGCAAAGCTTCGCCAACAATGGTGAAATTTGCAGTCATTGACGGTTCGCCTGATGACGTGAATTTGCAAATTTTGTTTAACGCAAATCGCGTTGGGCGCGGGCTTGCGCCAGCCGCCGACATTATTACAGCTACGGCAGTCTACCCTGATGGCAATACGTATGGATATTTGAACGGAAAAATTACGAAAGGCATGCCCACAAGCAGTGTTGCTAGCAGCGGTCGCATTAAAACGAAAACTTATGAATTTGCGTTTGAAAGCACGGCTGGCAATGGCGGTTGATCTTCTTCACACAAAAACGGTTGAAATTGTTGCGCTAGACGGAACGTTGCGTAACTATATTTTGTCAAAATTTCCCGCTGTGCAAGGCCGAGAAATTGTGGCAAATTATCCACTTACTGCGGTGCCAAAGGTAAGCGATTACAAATCGAATGAAGCTGTAATGCTTAAGCTGATGGCTTTCGTTGCCGTCGAAAGCAAAACAGGCGATTTGCTGCGGCTTACCACGCAGGCGTTGATTGACAATCACGTGCCGGATTGGGAAACGCTTGTCCGCATTGAAATCGAAATGATGAAATACAACACAAGTTTTTTTCGCGAAGGGGTAGTCTCGACTTTCTTAAGCGATATCGCAACGAAAGCCCTAGCGTCGATTACCCCAACGTTGACTACTTTCTTGCGGCAATTATCGGAGCGGGCAAAGCAAGCCTAGCTGAATTGCGCACAATTTATACGCTTGAAGATGCATTAGATATTTTTGAGATTTTAGCGGTTCAACGGTTTAACGAATATCTGGCGTTTGAATTTCAGAAGAAGAAAGCTAAATCGTAATGAGTATTCTTGATACCTTTACGATACTTTTTAATTCTAACGTTGATCAAGTGCGCGAGGGCGAGGAAGAAGCCACTACAGCGGGCAAAAAACTTGCCAGCGAGTTAGAGGCTACCGGCCATAAAGGCGCTGCGGCAGCGCATGAAATCACAGAAGCAAATAGCAAACTTGCGAAAAGCTTTGATGTAATCAAAGAACACGCAGGGGAAATGGCTTCGCGGCTTATTGAACATGCGTTAGAAGTCGCCGCTGCATTTCAAGCATTGTTTGCAGTTGAAAAAATTGTCGATAATTTTTTCGAGACTTCCGAAGCTTCCGACCAATTAGGCGAGCGTGCCAAATCGCTTGGCGTTAATGTTGAACAATTAGACGCTTGGGGCAACGCTGCAAAACGTGTAGGCGGATCGGCGGAAGCATTTGGCGAAAGCCTGATAAACGTTAATCGCCAGATGGCGCGAATGGAGGCAACTGGAAAAAGCCGTATATTGCCATTTTTTGAAGAATTAGGCGTATCCATGACGGATGCGCAAGGGCATGAAAAAGATTTGTTTGCGCTGTTGCCTGAATTGGCAAAAGCAACAGAAGGCAAGTCAAAGCAAGAAAGCGCTGGCGCGCTTCGCGGGATCGGTTTTGACGAAGGCACGATCCGTCTTTTACAGCGCGGCGGCAAAGAAATTGATGAATTAATTTCGCGTCAAAAAATGCTTGGCCTTGTGACTGCCGAAGATGCAGAAACCGCCGAACGTTTTAATATCGAATGGGATGACATTAAACAGATTTTTCATTCGCTTACGGTTGAAGCTGATACTTACTTATTGCCAACGCTGCAAACGCTTCTAACTTATGTCGAAGAATTTGTAGAATTTTTACGCGACCACAAAGATTTAGTAGTAGGTTTTTTTATCGCGTTAGGCGCTGCGGCATTATATGCGGCTACCGCTTTTGGTTTGCTTGATTTTGCTCTCGCGATATTTAGCCCGATAACGCTTATCGTTGCCGCTGTTGCTGGCGTAATCGCGGCGTTTGCCTTGCTTTATGAAGATATTATGGTTTACTCGCGCGGCGGTAAATCAGCTATTGGGGAATTAGCGAAACGGTTTCCGCTAGTAGCCGAAGCCATTAAATTCATTTCTACAGCCGTTAAAGAATTGCGCGAAATTGCCGACGAAAGTTTTGCGGCGATACGGGAATGGATTGACAGAATACCGGAAGGATTTCGGCAATGGGAACACATAATCAGCGAAGCAACGGAAAGCTGGCTTCCTGATCTTATGCGAGGTATGGGCGGCATCGGCAAGCGCATTGAATTAGATTTGCACGATATAGAAAAACGGTTTGCTAAAACTTTTGGCGATGCAATTCCTGGCACATTTCAAGCTTTTGTTGACACCATCAAAGCTATTTTGCATCTGTTTTCTGATCTTTTCGTTGATCCTATAAACGCTATAAATAATTTTGACAAAGCAATTGACAAAATACTAGAGCATCTAGAAAAGCGATTTTCTATCGTGCATCGTATTGCGGAAGATATGCGCGACTTAGGTTCGGCGCTTAATTGGATTGCAACAAAAACAGGCGCGGCTGATTTTAGCAAACCTAAAACTAAAGAAGAAATAAAAGAAGAAAGAATAGCGCAAAAGGAAAAAGAGGCGGATGACAACCGCGAACGTAAGCAATGGGCGGACTGGGCAAAGGGTGGAGCTGTTCCGGGCAAGCCTGGGGCTGTTCCTAGCCTTCCTGCGGCCCAAGCCATGATAGCCGCTACCCAAGCCCCTATCATGGCTCAAACAACCGCTAGCCTGGGCGCTGGCGGCACGGTAAACCACAACACGGTAAGTGTTGGCCCCACGACGATCAACGCCACCACAAACGACCCGGCTGGCATAGCGGCTGCGGTAGACAACCACATGCGTGAGCATGTCAGTAACGCGCTTAACCAAATGATGGCGGATGGAGTAAGCCACTAAAAATGTCTTATTCTCAAAGCAGCCAAACACAAGATGTTGTGGGCATATACGATAGCAATTTTAATCAATTGTTTATCGGTGCGCGGCCTATGAAAGCCAGGATTGAGCGCAAAGCTAAATTGATGAAGCAGCCAATCGAAAGCGGCGGCACAATTGAAGATTTTCGCGTAATCGAACCGATTAAAATAACCATGGAAGTTGTTTTAAACGCGGCAACGTATCAGGATGATTATTACCAGCTTTCGCAAGTTTTTGAAGGTAGCAACCTTTTAAACATTCAAACCAAAGTCACGTTATTTCCGAATATGGCGCTAGATGGCATTCCGCACGAAGAAAGCCCTGCGCATTTCGACACTATAAAAATGACTTTGAGTTTTGAAGAAGCGCGAATAGTTACAACGTCATCCTCGCCATTGCCACAAAGCGCGGTCACAAAAAGTAATGGTAACATCAGCGGCACGCCAGCCAGCCAAACGCAGACAAATCAAGCCAAAGCAACTGCGCAAAATTCCAGTTTTGGCTATAACCTTGGGCATCGCGCGGGATTGTTTTGATGCAAACTTTGTCGCTTAGTAATGTGCCAAATCAAAGTTTTAGCACAACGCTAGACGGCAACCGCTATGATTTCACTATTTTTCAAGCTAATGGTGTAATGTGTTTTAATGTAAATATAAATGAAATCGACACAGCAGATGGCTTTCGTATTACAACAGACGAATTTTTGATACCGCCAGCTTACGCGCAAGGCGGTGGCAATTTTTTGTTGCTTACGCTCAACGATGCGCTGCCAGATTTTAACCAATTTGGAATAACCCAAACCTTAATATATCTTTCAGTTGATGAAATTAATGCAGCCATTGCTAGCACGCCAGCCGTTGCGCAACCATTTACCCCATATGCTCTTGCATGAGCGGCAACGTTGCATCAGCCGGTCAAACTACAGCGTTTGACGATAGATTACTTTCGGTGCAAATCGCGGTAAACGGGCAATTGCTGACATTCAATCAGGATTTTTGGATAACTGTTAAAGGCGAGAAATTCGCTAACGCTTTAGAAAATACGTGTCACATTGAAATTGCGAATTTGAATACAGCGCATCGCAATTTTATTTTAACAGAAACGTCGCCTTTCAATTCGTTACGCGTTCCAAAGGTTTGCAGCGTATTTGCCGGGCGTGTATCAACCGGAATGTTTCTCGTTTATACTGGCGACGTGATGACTTCCAGAATTTCACAACCGCCTGATATTAAAATTGGTTTAAAATGCGGAACGTGCCATTTTAAAAAAGGAAGCGTTGGGCGTAGAACCGGCGGCAAATCGGCCAAGCTTTCGACACTGGCGAACGGCGTTGCTGGTAATTTAGGGTTATCTTTACGCATGGAAAGCCCAGATATGAATGTGGGCAATTATGCCTACAGTGGCAACGCATTAAATGAAGTCGATTTGCTTGGTAAATCTGGCAATTGCCTTGCTTACGTTGATGATCAACAATTGATTTTAAAGCCTATTTCGGCAGCGCTTTCGGGTTCTGTTTTGAATTTGAGTGAACAAACTGGCATGATCGGATTACCAGAAATTACTGATAAAGGCTTAAAAGTAAAATTTCTTTACGATAGCAGTGTAAAACTTGGTGGCGCAATCGTAATTACTAGCGTATTAAATCCAGCCGCCAACGGCAAATTTGTGATTTACAAATTGCGGTTTGATCTTGCTAGCCGTGAAAATCCGTTCCATTACGAAGCGGAATGCCTTAAGGCTGCGTGATGACTTCGCCCCCAGCGCAACAGGCACAGCCGCCTAGCTATAGCTTTCCCAATGACAGCACATTGGGCGGCTTAATAAATCAACTAAAGGATTACATTAACAAAAACACTGATGATATGTTACCTGCAACAATTGTTTCATATGACCGTGTAAACAACGTTGCAACTGTGCAGCCATCTATCCACATGGTTACAACTGACAATTTAGTTGTTGGTCGCGCGGCATTGGCAACTGTGCAAGTGCTAGCACTTGGCGGCGGCGGTTTTGTTGTCAATTTTCCTTTAGTAGCAGGTTCGCGTGGCTGGATTAAAGCAAGTGACCGTGACATAAGCCTTTACTTGCAAAGCGGCACAGCCAGCGCGCCTAATACGCAGCGGTTGCATTCTTTTTCGGATGGGCTTTTCATACCAGATGCGACCAATGGTTTTACTATTTCGGAAGAAGATAGCGCAAATATGGTCATTCAAAGCTTTGATGGAACGCAAAAAATTTCGATCGGTGGCAATCAAATAACAGTTGCCGCGCCGACAATAAATTTGAATGGGGAAACTGTTAACGTAAACGGAACGCTTGTGATCAACGAAAAGCTGTATATTGCGCACGTGCATATTGATGGCGGCGGCGAAGGTGATAGCGGGCCGGTGTTGAATGAATAATATCAGTTTTGCTTTAAACGCCAACGGTGATATGTATATCGGGCCGGATGGTAATTTAGCGATGGTAACAGGCGTTGCCGCAGTGCAGCAAGATTGCTTGTGCAAAATGCGCGCGCAACAAGGTGAAATGATTTATCAGCCGCTAGATGGTTTGCCATATTTAACGGACGTTTGGTTGCAAAAAAATTTGGCAAAATGGCAAGCGGTTGCACGTCAACAACTTTTGGCTGTGCCCGGTGTCATCATGGTCCCGTCTATTTCATTTGCATTGGTTGAGGATATTTTGACATATACGGCTGAAATTCAAACCGTTTACAGCCAAGCGATCACGATAACCGGCAACATTAGTGGGCCATTAACATGAGTGATACGCTTTATACCTATATTGAAACAACTGGCGTAATTGTTCCTGACACGTCAACTTTGTTAACCGAAGTGCAAAGTGAATTTACAGGATCATTCGGCGCTGGATTGAATACTGATAGCAGCACGCCGCAAGGTAAAGTAATTTCAGCCGAAACAACGGCGCGAAGTAATTTACTGCAAAATAATGCTGCGTTAGCAAACCAAATCAATCCAAATTTTTCGGAAGGCGTATTTTTAGACGCGGTTTGCGCGCTTACTGGCCTATTGCGCGAAGCTGACACTTACACCGTAGTTGAAAACGTGCTGTTGCAAGGCGTGCCAGGAACGCCAGTGCCCGCAGGATCAGCGGCGGCGACGGAAATAGGCGATTTGTTTACGCTTACCGCAGCCGTTGAATTGGAATTGTCTAGCGGCACGGGGCAAGCGTTTGGGACGTTCATGGCGGTTGCCCCTGGCCCGATCCCATGCGGCGAAGCTGGCGCTGGCTTAGTAAACGTTGAAACAGACGTGCTAGGATGGGAAACCGTTAGCAATGCGGGCGCTGCTACAGCAATCGGCACGCTACAACAAAACGATGGCCCGTTGCGTATTCTTCGGCGGAAAACACTTGCCTTGCAAGGCGTGTCGCTAATGGAAGCGATTTTATCTAGCATTAACAATTTAAATGGCGTAATTGGAAGCCAAGGGCTAGAGAATGTTCAATCTACAACGCAAACAATTAGCACGATTGTTATGGAGGCAAAATCTATTTGGGTTTGCGTCGATGGTGGCGCGCAAGCTGATATTGCGACCGTGTTGCTACAGCAAAAAAGCGGCGGTTGTGATTGGAACGGCGCGCAATCTGTAAGCGTAGTTGAACCTTCAAGCGGGCAAACTTATACAGTTTTGTATGACATTCCTACGCAAGTGCCGGTTCTGGCGCAATTTATCGTAAAACAGGGCATGTATGTTGGAAATCTGTTTACTGATATACCAAACGCAGCGGTTGCTTTTGGTTTAAATAAAGTTGACGGTTTTACAGGGTTCGTTGTAGGTGAAAGCGCGTCACCATTTGAATTGGCCGCAGCGGTGCAACAGCAATGCCCTGGTATATATATCCGCGCTGTAAATTTGTCGCTTGTCGGCGGATCGTATGCGCCAACGGAATTGGCGATGGCAATTAATCAAAAAGCCGTTTTTAGTAGCGGTGGCTCAATTGATGTAGAAGTCATTACATGACAACCGAAGTCACGCAAACCGGCATACGAACGTTTGATTTTTCGGTTAACCTGCTTAGCGCATTGCTATGGCAGGACAACCAAGCCGTTAATTTAACGCAACTTTTACAGTTTAAGCAAGCGTGGTATGACGAAAACCAAACCGCGTATTGGGAAAACTGGATAACAGACGTTTTTGATTTACGCTCATGCAATAATTTTGGGCTTGTAGTGTGGGCAATTATTCTCGGTTTTCCGCTTTCGGTTATTGTCGGCGGCGGTTATCAAAATCCTAACCCTTGGGGTTTTGGGCCAGATAGTGGCACGGGATCAAACGGAAATCAAAACTTTTTTAATTCAAATTTTGGGCCATCGCAACCATATCAAATAAATTTGTCTTTAGCGCAAAAACGCATTTTATTGCAGTTGCGTTATAGACAACTTGTGTCGCGTGGCACTGTGCCAGAAATTAACAAAATTTTAGCTGATTTACTTGTGCCGACAAATGGCCCAATGTATGTGATAGATAATCACGATATGAGCATTACGGTCATGTGTGTAAACGGCATCAATAATTTTCTTGCGTATTTGTCAACGCAATTCGATTTAATACCGCGACCGGCTGGCGTTTCAATTACGTTTGCTGTCCTGTAATACCCACAAGGAAGTTATCAGATGCAACAGCATTATTTTCTTTATCCATGGGCACAAAACGGCGACGTTACAGAAATACCGAATGCGGCTGATCCTAGCGGTTACGTGTCCTATAGCATTGGGTTTGGTATCGACTACCAGCTTGAATTGGGCACAGAAAATGCAAAAAATATCGAACGCACAAAGTTTAATGCTGCGTTGAATGACATTACGTTAAATTTACAAGATTATCAGCAATACAGCACGCCAGAATTTATTGACACGGCAGACAATGGCGGTGCGGCGTTTGCTTATGATATTTGGGCGCGCTGCCGTTATAGCAATTCTGGCGACGCGCCTTTTGTTAATTACGTTTCGCTTGTTACAAATAATACTGAAACGCCCGGCACTGGCGAAAAATGGGCAGACGTAAATGGGCGGTTTATTGGCTGGCAAGCTTTTGGCGCTGGCACGCATACGTTTACGATGCCAGCCGGGCCAATTGAAGTCACGTTACTAGCGGCTGGTAGTGGCGGGACGGGTTGCACGTCTAGCGGCCCTAGCGCGGGCGCGTGCGGCGGTGGCGGCGGATGGGTAATTGCACGAATTGATAATAATGCGGTTGCTGCGGGTGCATTATGCACAATTTTTATTGGCAGCGGTAGCGGCGGCGCATCGGCTGGGGGTGCTTCGGCGGCGGGTGGCAATTCAACTTTTAGCGCGGGTGGCAGCGTATTATTTGGCGCGACTGGCGGCGGTGTGGCCGGTAATGCTGATACCGCTGTTAATGGCGGACGTGGCGGCGCTGGATATAGTGTAGGCGGCGCGTTTGCCGCTATTACCGGCGCGGGGGAAGATGGCTCTGACGGCTGCGCACAGCCTGTTACAAGTGCATTTAATTGGCCTGGGCGATCTGGGTCTAGCTATCTCGGTGGCGGGGTGCGCTGCGGCGAAGGCGCTAACGGTTTTCAAGGCGGGCAAAGCGGCGCAGGCGGCGCTAGCGCGTATTCTACCCCTGGGGCTTCTACGCTGATCGGCGGGGCCGGTCGCGATGGGTATTGCCTCATAAAACGCATCTAAAACTTTCATGCGGCGCTTACGTTGTGGGCATGCTACAAGCAGCCGTTACAGGGCGAAATGGTCATGCAAAATAAAACAATTGATGAACAATTCGCAATTGTAATAGATGCAATTCGGCAGTTTCGACATAGTGTTGAAACTAAATTGAAGAAGGTAACAGAAAACATGGCCGCACTTGACGATGCAATTACACAGTTGCAAACCGACGAAACGGCGCTTTCTGGCGAAGTAACAACGGCGGTTAATCTATTGCAAGCGTTGTCAATTGATTTGACAAACGCAATTGCAAATCTTGCCGCTAATGGCATTTCCCAAACGCAACTTAACGAATTGAACGGCATTGATGCCGCAATTCAACAGGCAACCGCCACGCTTACGGGCAGCGTCAACGCATCCGCGCAAGCGACGGTCACGGGTGGCGCTGATGCCACCGCTGCACCCCAGGCGAAGGTTGCCGCCGCTACGCCTGTTGTCGGCGCTGGTAGCGCTCCTACGGCAAAGGCTGGGGCTGATCCGCATGCGGGTGCGCCTGCACCCATGCCAGCAACTACGCCAGTCGCAAAGAAATAGGCTTTTCGCCTAGCTGTGAGTTAACTAGGCGGCGCTGGTAACAGTGCCGCTTTTTCTTTGGAGTAAATAAAATGTCTGTAAATTTGCCGCCGATTTATGTCGCATCTGGCGATGCTATCAAAGGAAAAAAGAATACAGACTTTGCAGCCGCTTTGGCTGATCCTAATGTAACTGGGCCAGTGCTTCCCTGGGCATGGGATGGTGGCACCTTGTTTAACGATATGTTGGCCGCATCTGGCGATATGCCATTTATTCTTTCGCAACGGCCATGGCCTGTTCCGTCTGATGGCAGCGTGCCCACATTTCAGCTAGATGGTCGCACGGTCGCGGCCTACTGGCAACCGGCCTATTTAACGGCTTGGGAAGCTTATTCAACGGCAATGATGGCAGCGATTGCGCCCGTGCAAAATAGACTTGCCGGTATGCGGTTTTGTTTCGTTACGCCATACGGCGATAATGAAGATGGCTTGTTTGCATCTGATCCGGCAAGCGGCGACACGCGGTATGACGCGCTATTTGCTGCGCAGGGTTATACGCCAGTAGGTGCCATCGCTGCGCACACTTCGGCTTTTCTTTGGATGGCAAGCCAGCCAGAAATTGCCGACATTTCAATAAGCCTTGCACTGCTTACACCCGGCAATCAGCCGCGCGTCAATAATGCCGGGCAAGTCACGCCAAGCGGCAACGATCAAGAAGCGCCTAATGGTATTGTGGCTGCTTTCGTTTCGGCATTTCCTGACAATGCAATTGGCATGGCATACGATGTTTATGAAGGCCAAGCGCTGCCCGATTGGTGGCAAGCAGCGGTTACGCAAACCGGCAATCTTGTCATGCAAATGCATGGCACAGCGGCAATTACAAAAGAAGTTTTCTTAGCCGCATTCAAAGCAGCCGTTGCACTCAATCCGTTGTGGATTGAAGTGCATACGTATCAAGTGCAATACTTGGCTGATGCTATTGCGGGGTTATCGAATTGAAAAAAGCCGCCCGAAAGCGGCTTGCTCAAAGATTAAACCTCGCAATTTTCAACTTTTACGGTCCAAACTAAAAAAGACGTTTGTGCTGCCTTAGCTGCCCGATCAAATGTGCTATAATTCATCGGGCTATCTTCAACCGTCATACTGTTGACTTCAATGCACCAAAACCAGTCGCCGCGATGTTGGCCCATAACAATTTCTGTAACTTTTTCCATCTGACTTACTCCGGTTCGGTAAGAGTAATTTACTAACTTCAACCGGCAAAGTCAACTGCTAAAAGCAACATTAACAAAAATTAATGTTGCCACGATTTGTTCTTTTTGGCCGTCGAACCCAAATAAAACCCGCCCAGCTAGGGGTTAGCTGGGCGGGCAGGGCTGGCAACGCAGCGGCTAAAATCGGCTAGGTTATTGGGGTATAACCTAGCCGAACGCTACTCTATACGCAGGACGCGCGCGCCTGCAACCCCAAACTGCGCATCAACTTCAACGGGCACGATTTTAAACTTGCGTCCGGTTGCGCCGCCTTCCGGGGTTCCTTTAGCAAATTTTTTGTTGGCCTTGTTGACATTGCCCCCAAGCGACTTGGCCGGATTAGTCAGCTTGCTATTTGCTTCCACAAAAAAGCTGTCAAGCCCCTCCGGGGTCGGCGGCAGCAAATCGGCAAAGCCATACTTGTCACGCGGCCCGCGCCGAACGGTCACAGCCGCCGCAACCGGCATCGGCATGCGAAAGCCTATCTCACGCTTGATTACCGTAGGCGGCGCGTTCGGATCGCGCTTGCCTTTGGGGCCACGCTTCTTCGGCGCGTTGGCATCGGCGCCAGCGGCAGGGGCCGAAGCCGGTTCCTGGGGCGTGGCTGGGGCTTCCTGGCCTTCCTGGGGCGCGGCAGGGGCGGCATCGCTAGCAACCGGCACTTCGGCCAAGCCTTTTGCCGTTGCCTTGTATGCGATTTGGTTAGCATCAGCGGGGTTTTTGTTGGCAGCGTCGCCTTCAATATAACCTTCCTTTTCCAACGCCTTGATAAGCGGCCCCTTCGGATTGGCAAAAACGCCGCCATTCGGCCCCCTGGTATGCGACACAATCGGCACAAGCGCGGCCAACAAATTTGCATTGATTGTCATAAACTTTAACACTCCATAAAAACGGGTTCAACGCAGTTTATATGCACGACATTCAACCGACTGTCAACCCATCAATTTTAACTGATTGCCGCTTTTTTCTAAAAAACCTATATCTTCAAGTATTTCTATCGCAATTCGTTCATACCGAAAGTAATCAATGTCATCTGGAAAGTATTTAGGCAACGTCATGCATGGTTTGCCGCCATCAGACATAGGCACTTTATTGCCGCTTTTACAGTATACAATGCTACCTAATACGTTTTCTGCATAATAATAACGCACAGTTTTGCCTAAATAGTGGCTGTCTTTGGCCGCGCCGCCTGTTACCTTTTGCACGATTACAAATCGACGCAAATCTTTGCTTGCTGTTATAGTTTCCATTACTGGCGTGCCTTTAGTAATGGCCGCAATTGCCGCGTCAACGCAAATCAAATGTTGCGGATTTTTAGAAAGCGGGCTGTTCAAAGCCGAACCGACTTCCGAATAAACGCCTTTTACTTTCGTCTTACCATCCGGCTTTACTACAATGTAATTATTTACGTCGCGGCTATAAATTGCGCTGTATTCAGTTTCTTCCGTTTGCAACCCGGTATGTGCTTCCCAAGCCGCCCAAAGATCAGTAAATTCACCATAGCGGTTGTGTGGGCATAACGTCACGATGCCATCTGTATTTGCAGAAATCACTTCAAAACCGCGATCAGTTAACGCTTCAATTGCCATAAGCAACGAAAATTGCCCGGTTAACGTGGTTTGCACCATATTTTTAGGGCTGTAAAGCGTCGAATAAGGATCAGATTTTTTGCCAAATGTTCCATTACTGGCGATTTTTAAGCCATCAGCTTCGGCTTTTGCGTAGGCGTCTTTCGTCTTTTCATAAAGCCGCTTTGCTTTTGTTCGCTTGTCAACGATAGTCTGCAACGCTTCTAATTCGCCCGGTATATCCGAAAATTTATTTTTTAAAATTAAATTCGGATAGTAGCCGGTTACGTCGCGATCAAGTATACGATACTTTCCGGCGCTATAAGCTTGCGTTTTTTCTTGACTGTGTAAACCGCCCATGCCGATAGCATAGCGTCGCCCAGCAATAACAAACGCGCGGCCTTCAATTGACTTAGGACAGATAACATGGCCTGAATGTCCTATTTCAATTTCGGCAGTTTGTATTTCACGCAACACAGCATTGTTATTTTCATTGCGAAAGCCAACATAACTAGGCGCTGTGTAAGTAAAGCTACTGCCCACAAGTGCAGTAAAATCTTGCCGCTTTGGGAATTTGCCAGTTATGCGATAGATTTCGCCATTTATGATTTCTTGCGCTAGTTGTGCATCTGATCGGCTGCGCAAGTCTTTCCCAAATTCAGCAGATAGCGCGGCGCGTAAATCTAGATGCGGTGACAATTCTTTTAAAACAAGTGCAGTGTTGTCAAGATCGTTAAAATTATAGGCGCGAACGAACGCCATTTCTTCGCGCGTCAATCGCTTGGCCGGTTCGTATGGCAAATCTTGTATGGTTTCACAGTGCAACCGTGCCGCGTATGTTTTCAAGCTGGCTGACAAGGGCGCTACGTCAAAAATGTCTATATGATTAATGCCAGCTAGCGGCGGGCAACCGTAGGATTTTAGCACGTCGCCCGGCTTTTCATTGTCAACGATCATTGCCACGGTCGCGGCATATAGATCAGAAGCCGTTACGTTTCGATATTGAATTGCAATTGCCAATACAATTAGGTCATAAGAACCTGAATTGAAACCGACGATGCAAAAATTATCAATCATCCAACGCAACCAATCGGATTGCACCGGGTCGTTTTCTGCGCTTTCAAAATAAGCTATTTTGCCGGTAGCTATATTTTTAAAGCCAACAAGCCAATAATTATAGAAGCTTTCCGCGTCGAATACGAAAATGCCGCCTTTTTCGGCTAGTAATTCTTCGGTTATGTAAAACGAACGTTCTACCACGTTTTTATTGCAATGTCGCAAGCATCTTTCAAATCTTGCGCTATGGTTTTAAGTTTTTCCATGTCTTCCGGTCGGCATATTTTGCTTTTACTCGCGTTTGTTAATTCTATATTTCCTGGATTTCTTGGGCAAAATGCTTGCACAGTAATAGTATAATATAAAGCTTTAGCCATTACCATGTTTTCCCCATAATTAAACCACGTATATTTGAACCAATAAACGCAGTCGGATTGGCAGCGGTCGCGCCTAGCTTAACCTGCTTGATATAGGGTAGCAATGCGCGCCAATAACTTTCTGCAAACGCCTGTTGCCCGCGAAGTGTGGGCACGTCATAGCTAGCGCAGTGTTCTAGGCTCTTGCCGGTAGCAAGCTTTCCGTCATGGAAAAATAGCCGGTCATCTTCTACAAATTTGTGCAGTGCTTTCATGGCTGGCGCAAAGCCATCCCATAGCGGCACAAATTCGCCTTGCATATTTTGATCAAACAACGTTCGCATGTTGCTAGGCCATTCCCCTGCGTAAAGCCGGGTGCGAATAAATGAATAATCATCGTAATAGAATGTGGCCGAAATATCAGGATTGTAACCAAATCCGCGCATTGATTTTTCTAGTTTGGTTATTGCGTCAACTGATTTTTTCGGAATAAGCAAGTTTTGCGGCAAATCTATGCCATGCCAAAATTCGATTGCGAAACCGCCATTGGTTGACGTGATCGAATTAGCTTGCAAATGCACACATTGATGGATTGTGCGGTCGCCTTTGCCAGTGCAGCCTTTGCTAACGGCTTTAAAACCATTAGCTAAGTCATTGTGAATTATTCCAATCCATTCGTCGGGCGTTGACTGGCGCACCATTTCGGTTTCTAGAATTGGAATTACAGCCCGGAATTTGCCAGACGTTATCGACAATTCTTGTTTACCTACTTGCACCATTTGAAAATTATCGCCGCATTGTTCTAGCGCAGCCTGCAATTTTTCGCCATGCAGCGCCATATCTAGCGGCGTATCAACTGGCATGCCTACAGCAAAGGTTTCGTTTTCGCTCATAAGCAAGCCGTCTTTGACTGTCACGTAAGCAGCAAGTCCGCTGTTGTCATCTTTGCTAATTGCAACAGCGGCAAAATCAAGCGCGGCTAGTAACGCCTTACGAACGTTGCCGGTTGATGCCGCTTTTAGTTTTGCCGCTGTTGTTACCATTTTACAGTTTTTCCGGCAAAATACCGCGACTTGCCAATTCAGCAATGAATTTTGCAGCTTCCGCACAAGCGGTTGCATCCGGGTCCATTACGCCGGGTTTGCTTATCGCGTAAGCAATTCGCAAAGCAATCGCCATTAATCCAATTGCTTCTTTCTTTTCCGAAGGTGTCATTTATGATTTTTCCTTCCCATATAACCTACATCGTTACGCCACATAATAGCATGCAGCATCAGAAAGGAACATCATCAAACGTAAACGCAGGGCAATTAACCTTAGCATTTACGATGATTTTTATGGGCGGCGTTTGCTTGTAAAAGTCGCACAGATTAGCCGCAAAATTTACATGCTCGCAATTGCCGCAAGTCATTATTCTTTCTATTTGTAGCGTTTCCGGTTCGGGCTGATCTTCAATGATCGTTTGCGCCATTGTTAAAAGATCAGCGCGCAATTGCTGCAAAGCGTCATCAATCGTTTTAACAATCCACGCGTCATCTTCCCCAGCCTGTTCCACGGTAGCAGTGTGGGCAGGCTGTGCGGCTTGTGCGATCAATTCGGCAGGCGATTTGCCGGGTGGCAACCATCCCCCAGGCGGTGCGCCAGTTTGGGCGGCTGGGGGCGGTGTTGGCTGGCTTACAGGGGCTTGGGGACCAGTTGCCGCTTCCCCTTTGCGCGGCCTTCCACGGGGGCGAGTGGGGCCGGTGGTGACGGTTTCGGCTGGCATACGCATTGCTTCTATTTCCTTATAGATAGTAGTCCAGTTGATCGGGCAAAGTATGTGGTTTGTTCGGCCTTCCAAAGTCAACGCGTAAGTATTTTTTTTAAGCACTTTATAAGCGACTAAATTATTTTCAATTTCGGCTTCTATTACGTCACCCAAATTGATTTTATTCATTGCCTCTTGCGCGATGCCGATATAAAGATCACTTACCATTGTGCCTCTACAATTTCAGGCCATTTTCTATTAACCCATACTTTGATAGTTTTAGGCGGTAGTAATTTGTCAACATATCTCATAGCATCGTTGACAGTTGACGGCAAAAAGCCTTCGGCTGGAAATCTTTGACGCCACCATTCACGTGCCCGCTTGCCTCCAAATCCAGCCGCTTCTAACGCAACAAATTCTGTAAACGATTGCATGCCGCAACGATAAACCGCCTTCAAAACCGGCTTATCTTCGCTAGTAGCCGCTTTTTTCAGATATTGCGTGTAAAAAACGTGATCAACTTTATATGTTTCATATACCGGAAGATCACTGCGCACAAGCGCGTCATCGAAAGAAGTTTTCTTAAATCCAACTTTTGTTTCAAACGGTTCGCCGCAGCAATCGCACACAGCCGCCCGCGCATGATTATAGGTGCCACAAGCTGGACACAGCTTTACAGGCGCATCGCCAGTGCCTTTGCCTTTCAGCTTGGGTATATAAGGATCGTCTATCGTGCCCAGGCGGCGCGCATTGCCTCCGTGATCAGTCACAAGGCAATCTTGCTTGTGCCAGCCGTTCAAATCGTAAGGGCGCGTGCCACGCCCTAGCATCTGCACCCATAACCCCGCGCTCATGGTTGGGCGAAGCATTATTATGTGATCAATCGGCGGGTGATCAATGCCAGTAGTGGCAATACCATTGTTAACAAGAGTGTCAAATTCGTTAGCAAAATAAGCTTTAAATATAGCATCTCTTTCTGTGTCCGGCATACGTGAATGCACACAACGCGCGTTAACGCCCAAATGACGCATCATATCAGTAGCTAAGATAGCATGATCAACGCCGCTGCAAAAAACAAGTCTACAATTTCTGTCATGGCCTTTGTTCAAACTTTCTTGCAAAGCCGCCCAGGTTATTTTTTCATTTTTCGTGACTTGCTGCAAGCCCGCCTGACTAAATTCGCCTGCGGTTATTTTAATTTCACTTACGTCTATTTCAGTTGTAGTTTTTTTTGCACGCGGCGGCACCAAATAATTTTCATCGAATAGCCGCCGAAAACCCGGAATGTCGCAAATATCATAAGCAACATCTGTAAAAATGCTGCCATTGGTTAGGCAACCCATGCCAGTGCGCCAGCGCGTTGCCGTCAATCCAATAACTTTTAGATAAGGATTGCGTTCACGCAATGCTCTGATAACGTATTGATATTTGCTATCTGCCGCATCACCAAGCAAATGTGCTTCGTCAATTAAAAGCAAATCAATATGACCGAAGGCAAAAATTACATTGGCAACAGATTTAACCGAACCAAACGTGATCGGATAATGCAAATCGCGCTGATGCAGCCCCGCTGAATAAATACCGGCTGGCGCATTTGCCCATACATTATGCATGGTTTTATGATTATTTTTTACCAATTCCTTCACGTGCGTTAAGCACAAAACCCGCTGATTAGGATACATTTGCAAAACGATTTCAAGAAACCGCGCTTGCACTCGGCTTTTGCCTGCGCCAGTTGGCAAGCAAATCAACGGATTGCCAGAATTATTCTGGAAATAATTAAACAGCGCATCAATTGCGCCTGTCTGATACCAGCGATCAGCATGCACAGTCATGAAAAAGCTTCCCAACGCTCGCATGCTTTTGGAATAGCGTCATGCGGAATGGTCGCGTTCCATTGGCGGCAGTGCCAATCTTTTGTTGACTGTCGCGGTATACTGTAGCGGCAAGATCGGCAATTAACGTCAATAGGTTCGCCCCGGTGGCAGACGCCAGCCATGGGACAGAATTTGCAATCCATATAGGCTTCACTTGCGGCAATTTTGTTCGGCAAGTGCGGCGCGCTTATAACGGCTTCGGCCTTAGCTAATAGTTTTTTAGCGTGCGCGTGATCTAATTCGACAATTTCAATCCACAATTCATCTGTGTTTTTGTTTACAGCGAAATATATTGCGTAATCGAATTTGTATGCTTCCCCATATACGCACATTTGATCAAAGTGCTTAGGCTTTGACAGCTTTACACCATCAGCTTTAAGCATCTTGAAAGACTTTTCCCCATGCGTTTTAAATTCAGTCAGAAACGCAGGCAAGTTGCCAAATAGTGTGGGCAACAGTGCAACGCCATCCAACGAACCGCCGAAAAAACCATGCCCTTCAACGCGGAATTGTTTGCCAGTATTAGGATCATTTTCAAAGGCTTGCGCGCCAATAAGCCGAAGCCATTGAACAAAGCGTGCTTCTTCGCTGTGGCCGCGATTAAACAAGCGAAGCATACACCCATTGAATTGTTCGCGATGCATCCATCGAAAACTATAAACAAGTCTTCGCATGCATTTTTCGCCAATTTCAGACGCGCCTAAATGATCGCGCGGCAATTCGGCAAAATGTGTAACGCAAGCATCGTCAATATCAGCCAGCATTTTTGCTGCTAGCTTTTTACGTTCCGCGCCGCTTAGACGGATATTCATTAAGGTTGCCGCGTCGCTTCTTCGGTTTCAGGAAACAGCGGCGTTTGCTTCCATCTGCCATAATTTTCATACCGCCAACGCGACATTTCTTTAGCAAGCTGGCGCATTTCTGCAATTTTCTCGCGGTCGCTTTCGGGCTTAATGCCCAATTCGATCATTTTTTCGCAAGTATCTGCCCATACTAAAATTGCACGTGGGCCAGCTTGGTCACGCCCTGCAATCACCGCGTATGGTTCATCCGGCAAAAGACTTTCGTAAACGTCGAATTTGCCTGGATTTAGTTTAGTTGCCATTCGCGTTGCCTTAAAATTCTGTTTACGCCAAAGAAGAGCGCAGTCATAGCAACTTTCCCAATCTCTCAACTGATTATGATTAGTGTTGCATTGCGGATGTTTTTGATAGTGCAATATTGTGCTGGGGTTCGTCATCTAGATTTCCTGCAAAAGAAAAGCGGGGCGAGCAACCGCGCCAAACGCTTGATCACCCGCCCCTAGCGCCGCACACCTTGCATGGGTGCGCGGCGATCCGTTTACCGCCCCCAGGGCGGTGCAGCGTTGCCGCTAGGCTGTTGGCCCCAGGCTGGTGTAGGAGCGGCTTGCGCTGGCGCGGGCGGCTGTGTAGCCGTGCCACCCCATGATGCCGGGGTAACGGTAGCTTGCGGCGCTGGCTGGGCGGCAGGCGCACCCCAAGCAGGCGTTGGCGCAGGCGTTGGCGCAGGCGTTGCTTGCGGTGGCGGGGCAGCAGGTTGTGCGGGGCCGGTCGGCGCGGCTTGCCGCACGGGCGGTTGCCCGTGCATGTCGAATACAGCCGAAATTTCGGTGTATTTTTCATCGTTCTTTTGCGACGTAACAAGCACCACAAAAGGCTTGTTGAACAATTCCGCTGCGTTTTCACTTTCCAGAACATATTGCCCGGTTACATGGCAAAGCGATGAAAGTTGTTTGCTCGCAATTTCCGCTGCTTGCGGGTTTTCGTTCCACAAATTCAGTCTGTAGCCGCCTTCAAAATTCTTTGAAGGACCATCAATCACGCGCAAAGTAAATTCCAGCATACCGCTTTGCGGCTTGTCTTTCACCGATTTACGGTGGCCCGCAATAATCACAACCGGATGTTTGCCGAGCGGCCATGTAGCCGATCCGGTTGCAGGTTCAACTTGCCTTGCATCAAACCACGCCATTTTTAACTTCCTTGTATTTTAGCAATGATATGGGAAAGGTTTGCCGGTTCCCATAAATCCAGCCTGCCAAGCCGATTGCGTGCGTTGCATTGCACATTCTCACGGCAACACAAAGCAACTTGTTCAATCCCGCTTGCGTCGCGACTACGCTGCATAAACAGAACGTTGTCGAAATAGTATGGCAAATTAGGTGCCAGCTTCGGCATGGCGGCGTAGGGTTCAAACCACACGCTGCCATTTTCCAAAACTGATTTGGTTGCCTTGCACGTCATCCATACATTTTTATTAGGTATGTTGCAATAATCCAGCACAAGCGCGCAGATTTCGCTGACTGTTTCTGGCGAGTATTTTCGCGCATCATTCTTATATTTGCGGCGGTTCTCGCCTAGCGCCTGATCGGCTATTGCGGAAATACTGTCAAAATAAATGTTAACTAAATTTTTTTGCTGCTTAATCCACGGTATAAGGTTGCGAGCTTCCGTTGCAGTTTCACAAGGCACATAAGATAAGCCCGCGCCTTTCAACGATAGGGTGCCGGGTTCGGTCGCGATCAATAGCGTGGAACGGCGCGCGTCCGGTAAGCTGGCGGCAATTGGTGTTTTCCCAGCGCCAGCCATACCGTAAATCATTGTATTGATTTTATCGGATGGTATGGTGTCTGTGTTATAGATTGTGGGCATTTAGTCGCTATCTCTTTCAATGAGCGTAATTTCGACAAGCGCTGGTTTGATTGTAAGCACGTCATTCAAAATTTGTTGCTGTTCAACTGGCATTGCTTCATAGATTTTAACGTCTAGCGAAGCTTTCCAGGCAATGACTTCGGTTACGTCAACTTCAGGAAATTCTTTCGTTAAACGATCCAATGCGGCTGTGATTTTATCGTTGTCTCTATCTAACGTGTAAGTCAATTTACGCACGCATTTTAATTCTTTGTCAGCGCTGTAAAACGTGCCTTTATCGGGCACGCCTTCAAATTCAGCAAAAAATAATTCAATGCGTGCGTAACCTTCATCTTTTTTTGCGGCAGTCAAGCGTGATTTGGCGATCAACCAATTGCAGCGTAATTTCAACCTGCTAAGCATTGTTATTCGCCGCATCCCGCATTCACGTTTATGTCACTTATAGCCTGCCGCTTAGCGTGTCAACTGCTTTTCTTAGTCAATGATGGCTTGCACTTTAGTTGACTAAGATGTATGCCGATCACAGAAAAATGAGGTGCATGATGCTTTGGCAGTCTTTGAAAGTAGTCACGCAAGCGATGCTACAAAATCGCACGCGTAATTTAACATACGCCAAGATCGCGGAAGAAGTCATGCAGTATTGCCCACAAGATCAGCAAATAACAGCGGCTTGGCTTGAACAGTTTGCAACAGACCGTATTAAAGCCCCGTCGGTTGATAAGGTGCAGGTTCTTTACGAATACTTGTCAAAGCAGCCGCTTATTTCTGCATAACTTGCACGCTGTAATAACTAAGGCGGCGTTTATGGCCTTGTCAGATATTCCGCAAGAATTGCGGCAGTTAAATCAATGGATAAATTGGAAATACGAGGAAATTGATGGTAAACAGACTAAAATTCCCCTACGTTCTATTGATGGAAAAAAGGCCAGCGTCACCGATCCTAGGGATTGGACGGATTTCTTTTCAGCAAATGCTGCTATCCAATACTGCGCTGGCATCGGGTTCGTCTTTACCGCCGACGATCCCTATTGCGGTTTGGATTTCGACAACAAATCTAATGATGCGGCGGTTAATATCTATATACGCGAAACTGTGCAAAAAATCGCCAGTTACGCGGAAATCACGCCTAGCGGATTTGGCCTGCATTCTATTGTCAAAGCAAAATTACCTGGCAACGGTCGCAGGCGCGGCGCTTTGGAAATCTATGACACAAAACGTTTCTTCACCTTTACAGGAAACGTATATTTAAATGCGCCAATTGCCGAACGTCAATCCGAAGTTGTCGAATTGTGGCAATCAATCGGACCAGCCCAAACCGTTGAAACAATTGCTACGGGCAACGATGCGGAAATCTATACCGATGACGAAATACTCGCCAAGGCCAAAGAGGCTGTTAATGGCGAGAAATTCGCAAGGCTATTTTCTGGCGATTGGGAAAGCGATTACGGCGACAAATCCCAATCGGAAGCGGATTTTGCGCTTATCAACATTCTGGCGTTTTATTCGCGGAATTTAACGCAAACAATTCGGATTTTTCGTGCAAGCGGTTTAGGCCAGCGCCAAAAGGCGCAACGCGGTAGCTATGTGAGTTTGATGGCGCGGCGCGCGTTTGATCGCATGCCCGCGACCGTTTCAACCGTGACCGGCAGTGGCCCGTGGTTTGATGCGCGAGTGATAGCCCCCTGGGCGCCATCACTCGCCCAGGGGGCCGCGCTAGGGGCAGCAATCGGCATTGCGCACACGCCAGCGCCCAAGGAAGCTAGCCTAAGCCTTCCCCCCGTGGCAAGCCTGCCGCCCATTCCTGGCCTTGTGGGCAAGCTTATGGCCCATTGCTGGCACAGAAGCACCTATCCCGTGGCGGAAGTCGCTATTGCGTCCGCATTGGCTTCCATGGCGCTCCTAGCCGGGCGAACGTATCGGATCGGCAGCAATGGCCTAAGCCTGTATATTTTGGTTATGGCAAAAACTTCTATTGGTAAATCTTTTGCGTATCAAGCGCAACACGCATGGCAAAACGCGTTAATTCGGCGCTATCAAAATCCAACAGGCGGCGGTCAATATAAACAGCGTTGCGAATATCTTGAAGGAATGATTACTGGTAAAATTGGAAGTGCATCAGGCGTTGCGCAGCATGTTGTGCGGCATCCTAATTCGCTTTGTCAATATGATGAATTTGTTAACAAAATGAAGGAAATTGCGCATCCTCGTGCAAATCCTAATGACTTAGCAATTCAAGGCGAATTATTATCGCTAACTGATAATTCGCAACCCGGCGCGATCTATCGCGAAAAATCATATTCGCAACGCGGCGGTAAAGAGAAGTTGCCGCCGGTCATTTCGCCAGCCTTCACCCTACTTGGAACCGGCACGCCAGAAGGTTTCTATAATGATCTTGGTAACGGCATGCTTGAAGGCGGGTTTTTGCCGCGTTTCATCATTATGGAATACGAAGGCACGCTGCCGGAAGAGAACGAAAATGTTGTGACTGAAATTGACAGCGGTATGCTTGACGAAATTGCGTTGCATTTTAATAGAGCGTTTGATCTTAACGCAGTAATTACTGGCGACATTAATCAGATTATTAATGTTGAAGCTGATAAATTTGCATCCGTTAAATTAACAGAATGGAAACGTTTGTGTGAAACCGCAGTGCGGCACGCGCACGGTGAAGGGCAACCGACCGCCGGTTTATGGTCGCGCGCTATTCAACACGTCTATAAGATTGCCGCGCTAATTGCTATTGGGGTAAATCCCCACAAACCAGTAATTTTAAGTGAATACGTTTATTATGCTAGATTGATAGTTGAGCCGGGCATTCATCGCATTGTGGGGAAGCTACAAACTGGCGAAGTAGGGCAAGGCGATAGCCGGTGCGAAGCGGAAGTGCGCAATTATGTGCGGCGAGTTAGGTCACAAGGTCTAGGTTTTGTGGAAGCTTACCCTGGCTTTAGTCGCGAAATTGCGCAAACGGCTTATTTACAGATTGGACCTATGAAATGGTTTGTCACTAAACGCGGTGCGTTTAAGTCGCATAAACTTGGCGAAAGCCGTGGCTTTGATGAAACTATTAACGCTATGATAACTGGTGGTGAATTTGAACGTAAAGATTTTGCCATAATTAACGGCAGAAAGGTTAAAGCCCTTCTGCCGTTATTTTAAGGTTTTTAGCCGTCGCCGTAGCCGCCGTAGCCGCCGTAGCCGCCGTAGCCGCTGCCTTCGCCGTAGCCGCTGCCGTAGCCGCTGCCGCTGCCGCTGCCGCTGCCGCCGCCGCTGCTGCTGCCGCCGCCGCCGTTGCCGTAGCCGTAGCCGCTGCTGCTGCCGCCGCCGCCGTAGCCGCTGCCGCTGCCGCTGCCGCTGCCGCTGCCGCT